AAAGGCAGGGCTCGAGGCTGATTTTGTCGTCGGCCATCAAGGTTACGTCGCCGAGCGCCTGGCCTAGCGTCAGGCTCCTTCCGCTTCTTTTACGAGCTTGCTCAAGGGGACTTGCAGGGCATCGGCGATGTTCTTGGCAACGCTTAGGCCGATGTCGGTTTTACCCAGCTCGATATGGCTGACATACGTCCGGTGGATGTCGGCCTTCTCCGCAAACTCTTCCTGCGATAGGCCTAGCCCATGACGCCGCCTGCGGACGGCGGTCCCGAAACTCGACCCTATTTTGGTTTGACCCCTTGATTTCATAGGGTCTATAATCAGCCGGTGCAGACTATTTATCTACAGACAACTCTCTACAAAAAAAGAGCTTTAAAAGCAAAGGATCGGTATTTGAAAAATAAAATGGGGCGCGTTAGCTGTTGTACTTGCAGGAGAGTTTTGACGAAAAGAAGGGCCTTTAAGCTTGGGCGCGTGACTTATTGTCCGACCGATTATTTTCAGGCCATGAAAAGACTGGAGAAAGAGGATCCTCGGGCGTTTCAGCTGGAACTTAAGCGGGTCGAAAAGGGGAAAGCTAAAGTTCGAGGACGAGGCTAATATCTTTTCTTTTTTTCGACAACCTTCCCGATGATCGTCACTTTCTTGTCGAAATCTTTTTTGCTGTAACGGATATCATCAAATTCAGGGTAATTCAAGGGATGAAGCACGATCCTATTTTTGTGGATTTTGAGCTGTTTAAACGTCGCTTCGTCATCGTGATTTAATCTCGCCACCACATAATTGCCGTCATTCCAACCCGCATCCGGATCCACAATAATAATATCGCCGTGCCTGAACTCAGGTTCCATGCAGTCAGATTTTACCTTCAAGGCGAATAAACGCTTGCCCTTAAGATCAGTTTGAATCTTGCCTTCCGCACCTTCCCGGTAGTCCTGCCCCATGTCTGAAAAGTGCCCGGCGCTGACCCATGAAAGGATCGGGATCTCTTGAGCGGGGGAGGAATAGGAGGCCACTTCAAGGGTTTTTGAACCTTCAAAGTTTTTGGCATATTCCCCGAGCGCTTTCTTGTAAGAAAAATCCATGAGTTTTTGAGATTCTTCTTTTGTTGCTTCCACGGCCTTAATGATTTTATCCATCACGCTCGGGCGCGGGGACGGCTTGCGGCCGCTACAAAGAAGATAGATGTACCCTTGAGTTTTCCCGATCCGTCTGCCGATCTCGGCTTTCGAGAACTCTTTGGCGCGAAGAAGTTTTGTGAGGTATTCACCGAATTCCATGCGGTCAAGTATACGCTACCAAAAGGTATTATTCAAAAGAAATTTCAAAAAAGGATTGACAAGAAACACTACCGAGTGGTAGTGTTTTGAGGAAATGAAACCAAAACCCAACTCCACCGGAACAAAAATAAAAATAGCGCGTAAAAAAGCCGGTCTTTCAAGACGTCAGCTCATGATGAATTTAAAATCCCATGGTCTTGATGTCACCGAGACCACGATCTTCAACTGGGAGAGCGGGAAGACGACGGGCCCTACGGCTGACTACGTGCTTATTCTGGCGAAAGCATTGAATATTTCGCCCAAGTTTTTTTGGTCTTAATCACTACCAAATGGTAGTGATTTATTGACCTTGGGAGTGTGATGTCTCCGAAAGCGGCAACGAACAAGGAAAAGGTCTTGGGTCTTTTGAAGGACAAGCGGGCGCATTACAGCGCGGAGTTCAGAGACGAGCTAGGTCTTTTGGAATACCGAAAACGCATCATGGAGCTTAGGGAGGAAGGCTGGATCATTGAATCGAAAAAGATTGGAAAAAGACCGGCCTATCAGCTTGTCGGTCATACATCGGAAAAAATCCTGGACGAAAAGGGACAGAAAAAATGGGAGTTTTAAAAGGGAGGGCGTATGCGTTGGCTTAAAGAATATCTTAAGTGGCTCAAAAGTTCGCTTCCGGTCATTGAGGACGGGCGGGTTCATTTCACAAGGGATTCGCTGATTCTCATATTCGTTGTCGTGTGCGCTCTTTTTACCGGTTTTTATCTATTGGGAGTTTTAGCGGGAAATTGTTTTCTATGAAAGGTATTTCTTGTGATCAATCCTTGGAAAAAACTTTCCAAGATAAACCCGCAACGGGAATCCGGGCATCGTCAAATATGCAACGGGGTTTATCAGGCTTTGGTTCACCTCGATCTTTCCGCGTCCGAGTACAAGATTTGTTTGTTTGTGATCGACAAGACTTGGGGCTTTAACAAGTCTTTCGATACGATCTCAACGTCGCAGTTTCAAGGAGCGACGGGACTCTCGGAACGCATGGTGAGAAAAGCGACCCAGTGCTTAAGGAAAAGACGAATCATTTATTATGAACCGTCGAAAAGGGTGCATCGCGGTTCACCCTTTAACCAGTATTTGTTCAACAAACATTACGACACCTGGCTTGGCAAAAGGCCTGTGGATAACTCATAGAAAGGGTGCAATTTCATGTACGGAAAGGGTGCAATTTTATGTCGAAGAAGGGTGCACTGCAGTTCACCCTCAATAGAAAGTATTAAAGAAACCTTTCAATAGAAAATAGAGCTTGTGGATATGTGGATAACGGACAGTCAAAAGAAGATTTAACCCATTGACACTTTTTAGATCATCCCGAACGCTGTGCTGCTTATCAAACACGGCTCACGAACCTTGAAAGGAGAACGTTGTGGATCCACTTAAAGACAGAGAATTAAAAGCAGCTATCGAGCGTATCGGCCAGCTTGCGATGGAGCTATTCGACCTCATGGAGAGCGGGATGACGATTGACTTCACGTTTCCGGATGAGAGAGGCATCGTTGTGCCGGGGAAACTTCCAACGATTAAACGTCTCATCGTCACAAAACCTGCGCTTCACATCGGCTTGTCGGCGAAGCCGAGGCCGTTCGGCGGGGACGAGAGCTAAAAAGGAAATAAATGCACGGGTCCTTCGGGGGCGGGTGGCGGTCGCGGGTCGGGCGAGGCGAAGTCTTTGAGCGATGATGAAATATTTTTTTTCGATGTCATGTCGTATGCCCAAAGATATTTTTGAGAGGAGGATGAAAGGTTTTATGAGGAAGTTTTTTTCCGTTACCGAAGGCATCTAAATGGGTTAGGAGTAGAAGCGATGAATAAAAAATCCAAAGAGGACACTTCCAAGATTGTCATAAAACCCGACATCCGGCTTTTTGAGATGTCGCATATAAAGCCCGATCCCAATAATCCCCGCGACATCTCAACCGAGGCGCTTCAAGGTCTTAAAACAAGCCTTGAGCGCTTCGGTTATGTCGATCTTCTCGTGGTCAACAAGCGCAACATGCAGCTTGTCTCAGGCCACCAGCGCCACAAGGTTTTAGCCGCGCAAGGCGTTAAAGAGGCTTTGTGCATCTTGGTCGACGTCGATGAGGTTCAGCAAAAGGCGATGGCGCTTTCGCTCAACAATCAGGAGATCGCGGGGCACTGGACAGCCGCGATTATCCCGATCTTGGAAGAACTCCGAAACCAAGCTCCGGATGACTATATCGATTTAAGGCTTCGAGAATTGCGGGAAGAAGTTATTGAATTCGAGCAGGAGAATATGGGCGCGGGGAAAACTCTGCCGGATGATATTCCCGCACCTCCCGCAAAGACCATCACAAAACCAGGGGACATTTGGCGGCTCGGGCCTCACCGGCTTATGTGCGGTTCAAGTACGAACCCCGATGATGTTGCCCGGCTTTTAGAGAAAGAAGAAGCGAAGCTTTTAGCCACGGATCCCCCGTACTGCGTCGACTACACGGGAACGGCCAGACCTAATTCCAAAGGCAGTAAAAAATCCCACGGCGGCAAGGACTGGTCTGGCGTTTATCACGAGATCGATATCAAGGACGCGGCCGCGTTTTACGAATCGTATCTGCGTATCAGTCTCAAGCACTGCGTCAAAAACGTCGGGGTCTATATGTGGCACGCCTCGCGCCGGTATGTGGAGATCGCGGGCATATTTGAAAAGCTGGGCATTCTCATCCATCAGCCGATTATCTGGGTTAAGCCCTGCTCCATTATGACCTACTCGGTTTATTCGTGGAAGCACGAGCCCTGCATTTTCGGATGGCCGAAGGGCGAGAAGCCGCATTACCGTCCGGCAATGAAAGGGATCGGCACGGCCTGGCACATCGATCTTTTAAGAACGGGCGACCCCGCGTCGCCTGAATATTATTCGGATATTTGGGAGCTTGACTGGGAGGGAAAGAAAAGACCTTCGGCCAAGGATCACCCGACGGTGAAGCCGACCGAGGTTTTCGCTATCCCTATGCGGATCCATACCCAGCCCGGGGATCTTTGTTATGAACCCTTTTCGGGATCCGGCACACAGATCATCGCGGCCGAAAAAGTGAACCGCCGGTGTTACGCGATGGAGATTGAGACCGTGTTTTGCGATGTCGCGGTGAAACGTTGGGAGGAGTACACCGGCAAAAAGGCGGAGCTTCTTTAGGCCTGAAAAATGATCCCGGGAGCTCGGCGTGAGCGAAGAACCAAAAAAAATAAAACCCAATGTTCTTGAGATCGCAAAGAAAAAGCGTCACATTCACCTCTTGCAGAAAATCCAGCAGGGGCAGACGCTCTCAGCCGGTGAGCTTAGGGAGCTTCAAAAGCTCGAAGGCACGGATCTTCCCGCGGGTGTCGTGGAAACCCAAGGGGAAGTCGCCAGGGCGCTTAAAGTCGCCATCCGGACGGTACAACGCTGGGCGAAGGATGGAATGCCCCAGACGCCCGAGGGTTTCTATGACATCACCGGAATCCAGGCCTGGCGGCTTCTAAAAGATAACGAAGTCGCAAGCTCCGATACCGATAAAGAAAAATGGGACACGAAGTTCCGCCAGATGAAAGCGCTTCTGGCCGAGATGGAATACAAAAAACGTCTCGGCGAGCTTGTGACGCTGGGGGAAGTCGAAGAAGGGCGGGTGCAGAGGATCCTGGCGGTTAAAAAAGCGCTTCTTTCTCTGCCCAGGCGCGTCGCCCCGCAAGTTGCGGGCCTGGACATCCGCGCCGCTCAAGGCGTCCTCGAAAAAAGAATCCATGAAATCATCGATAATTTCGCAAAAGGACAAAACTAACGAAGTCCTTTGGTCGGAAATAGAACTCCGCGCATGGCAGAGACCTCGTGAAATTTCGGTTTCCGACTGGGTGGATGAACACCGATACCTCGATCCTTTGACCTCGGCCGAGCCCGGGCAGTGGATGACGGACAGGACGCCGTATCTTAAAGGAATTATGGACGCCTTTATCGATCCCATGATCGAGGATATCACGATCATGGCCTCAACCCAGGTCGGAAAAACCGAGGCCATGTTTAATATGCTGGGTTACGCAATCGATCAAGATCCCGCGCCGACACTTTGGGTCATGCCCCGCGAACCAGACGCAAGGGCGATCTCATCCGACCGGATAGAACCCATGATTAAACTCTCACCGGCTCTCCGAGCGCATGTGACCGAAAACGAGGATGACATCACAAAGCTTGAGATCAAACTCGACCGGATGGTTGTTTATTTTGCCGGTGCCAACAGCCCCGCCGCTTTGGCCCAGAAACCTATTCGTTATTTATTCCTTGATGAAACGGACAAATATCCGCGTTTTTCAGGCCGCGAAGCCGATCCCATAAAGCTTGCTACCGAACGAACCCGCACTTTTTGGAACAGGAAAATCGTCAAGTGTTCCACGCCGACGACGCGGGAGGGCTACATTTTCCGGGAATACGAGCGTACGGATAAGTGTCGTTATTTCGTACCCTGCCCTCACTGCCGTTATTATCAATCGTTTGTTTTCGGGCAGCTTAAGTGGCCGGATGAGGAGCGGAACCCGGAAGCTATTAAAGACTCGAAGCTTGCCTGGTATGACTGCATAAATTGCAGACAAAAAATAAGAGACACCGACAAGCACAAGATGATGCTTGAGGGCGCATGGGTTCCGGAAGGCCTGCGCGTCGATTCAAACGGAAAAATAAAAGACAAGATCCCGCACACGACGAAAAGGGGGTTTTGGGTGAACGCCATGTACTCGCCTTGGATTTCCTTTTCGGAGATCGCGGCCGAGTTCTTGAGATCCCGGGAAGCCATAGAGCTTTTGATGAATTTCGTCAACTCCTGGCTTGCGGAGATCTGGGAAGAAAAAACCGAGGAAACGAAAGAAGAGCGAATCTTTGAAAAACAAGGCGACTATCCGGAAGGCCTAGTGCCGCCCGGGGTAGTGGTTTTGACGGCGGGTGTGGACGTGCAAAAGGATCATTTTTATATAGTCATCCGCGGATGGGGCATCGGCGAGGAGTCCTGGCTCATCCGGGCCTGCAGGGTAGAGGCCTGGGAGGACGTGACGGCCGTTCTTTTTAAGACCGAATACAAACGCGCCAGCGGCGATCCTTTTAAGGTGCGGCTCGCGTGCGTTGATTCGGGATACCGCACCGACGAAGTCTACGAAATCTGTCGCCGGTGGCGCGACGTGGCGCGTGCCATCAAAGGCGAAAATCATCTCTCCGGAGTTCCATATCGACCGACAAGAATCGACCGGAACCCGAAAACGGGATCTGTGATCGAAGGAGGTCTTTCTTTGTGGCGGCTTGATACGTCGCTTTACAAGGACAAGATCACGCGCATTGTGAATTCCTCGCCCGGTGATCCTTCCCAGTGGCATGTGTTTAAGGACGTTTCGGAGGAATACGTCCGGCAGTTTTGCGTCGAGCATAAGGTTCTAGTCCGGGACAGAAAATCGGGAAGAACCTGGGAGGAATGGAAAAAGAAATCGACAGGCGCCCCAAACCACTACTGGGACGCCGAAGTCTACGCCGTCGCGGCCGCGGATATGCTTCGCGTATCGTCTTTGCGAGAGGAAGGCCAGAGTTTGCCGTATGTGCCGAAAAAGACGGACGACATAAGATCCGGCGCGTGGCTTAAGGCCAGGAAAGGCTGGATCAATAGGTGAGTCCTTGGTCGGAGAAAAAACGCGGATGGCTTTCAGATTATCGAACGAAAAAAGAAGAAAGAATTCATCCGGCTGGATCCGCGCCTGAAGAAACGCCGGAGAACCGGCACGCCGTTTATTACATCCCGCTCCGGTGCCCCAATAAAAACTGCCGGTCAAAAGACCTTAAGTGTTATGCCTCGAATCCGCCCGTGCGGTATCACTTTTGCAGAAAATGCGGGCTTCGTTTTAAATCCGTCGAAAAGTAGGGTCTTGCCTTCTTAACAGGGTAGATTTAATTTTCTCCGAAATGACTTGATAACTACAACCGTTATGGCACCCTCCCCCCGAAAACGAAAGAAGGAGACAAAAACAAAAGGGGGTAAAAATGACAAACATCGAAGTGGTTGATATTCGGAAAATCGTAAGCGAGGGAAATCTCAAGGCCTTCGCGGACGTGAAATTCAGCAACATGATCATCGTGAAGGGCTTCAACGTCATGATGGGGAAACGCGGCGTGTTCGTGGCGATGCCGCGCAAGGCGTCTAAGGATGGCCGGTGGTTCGATATCCTGACGCCGGTAAATGATGAAGTCAAAAAAGAGATCGAGGATAAGGTACTTGATGCTTATGAAAAGGAGTCAGAGTGATCACCTCGAACGATTTGCTGACGGAGTCTGTTTTCCACATGCTTGTGATGCTCGGGTACAAGATACTTCTCAAGAATTACGAGTGCAAAATCGGCACAGTCGATTTTGTGGCCAAAAAGAACGGGAAGCTTTTCTTCGTTGGCGTGAATAGGCCCCGCCCCGAGGTTCAGCAGGTCTCAACCTACTATCTGAAGCGGTATGGGATCAAGGACATCGAAAGCGGGGAGATTATTCTATGAAAATAATCCGAGTTGATGAACACGTGGCGCGTCTCATTCAAGCGCACCAAAAAGAAGGCGAATCTGTAAATGATACGGTTCGTCGGCTCATCGGACTTGGCGAAAAGAAAGAATCGAAGGGAGCATAAATCATGAAGCTTAAGTGGCGCGTTGTTTGCGTGGTTGCAATCGGGCAGACGTGTGAAAGAGATATAGACGACTTGGCGGATCTGACAAAAGTAATTGATACGCTTCCGGCCTTGCCTATATCCGTTCATATTTTTGCAATCGGTGAATAAATGAAATACTTCAGCCAAAATCACGATGTCGTGATTAATGCATCCGGCGGTTATGCCGTATTGGAGCGGCTGGGGTTTAAAACAGAGGGGGATGAAATGGCAAAGAAGAAAAAAGCAGCTTCTGTAAAAACGGCTGCTGTGAAGTCGGGCGCTGTAAAAAGCGCGAAGGCTGAAACCGAGGGGCTTACTCGTAATCAGCTGATGGAAGAGGTCAAGAAGCGCGGAATCAAAAACTTCCGCGTGATGAATAAGGCCGAGCTTGCCGAGATCGGCGGCGGGGCAAAGCCCGAACGCATCGAGGCGATTCAAAAAGAGGCGGTTTCGCGCTGGAAATCCGGCTGGACGAAAAAGTAAGCGGAGTGGCCGGGAGCTTGAAAAGGCTTCCGGTTAACGCGACAGCCCGGTCACAAGTCCGGGCGTAAGAAAGGGGAGGCAATATGAAACTCATTTACTTGAAATACGAAATCACACCAGCCATGCGCGTGGCGCTCGGGTTAAATCAGGTGCTTCGGGATCGCTTGGCGGCCGCCAAAAGGTGCTTGAGGAGACTCGAGAAAAGTGAACGGTTGCAACGTTTTCTCCACATTTAATCCTCTTTTTCCTCCCCAAAATCCTAAATAACCCCGAAATTCAAGACCTCTTTACTACAACGTAGTAAATTTTACTACGTTGTAGTATCGACCCCCTTTTCAAAAAAGTTTTTGGGTGTAAGTTGAAGACAGTCAATTGACTGTCTTTTTTAATGCTCGAAAAAGGGTGAGAGATGTCCGTTTCAAAACAAGTGCTACTCGATAAGGTCGAAGCCGCGATTGAGGCAAGGCTTTCCGGTGGAGCCGTTCAGTCCTACTCCATCGGCGGCCGCAATCTTCAGTACGTAACACTCGAAGAGCTTCGAAAACTCCGTGATCAATTGAAACGAGAAATCGCATCCGAGGCAGGGGGCGGCACGAGGACCTACGCAAAATTCACGAATCCGACATGACAAAAACCGTTAACCCGAAAGAATCCTTAAGTAACCGCATTGCCAAAGGCATCGACGATTTGGTCGGCATTTTTTCGCCCGGCACTGCTTACAAGAGAAAAGCATTCCGCAAGGCCGAGGCCATGCTCGGGTCGTATCGCGGCGCTGACAAAACAAGGCTCCGGGCGAGCTGGTGGCCGGGGTCGGGATCCGCAGATGAGGATTTGCTTCCGGATCTTGCGACGTTACGCGAAAGGAGCCGTGACTTAAACCGAAACGACGCACACGCTGTTGGCATCACAACGACCGTGACCTCGAATACCGTTGGCACCGGCATCAAGCCCCAGTCGAGAGTCAAGATAAAGAAGCTCGGCATTTCCGATGAGGAAGTGGCGACTTTTCAAGAGGTGGCGGAGGACAACTGGGAGAAGTGGTGCCCTTACGCCGACGCGGGGAACCGTATGGATTTTTACGAGATTCAAAACTTGGTCGACAGGCAAATCCTCGAAAACGGTGAGATTATTCTTTTGCCCTTGATGCTCGACGACAAGTCCCGGCCTTTTTCTCTCGCCTTTGACATTATGGAGGCAGACCGCCTTGAAACGCCGCCAGATAAAAGAGCCGATAGGAATATTCGCTACGGCGTCGAGATCGGCGAGCGCGGAGAGCCGGTCGCTTATCACATCCGCGAAACGCACCCGGGCGACTTAACTTTAGCCAAAGACCGAGGCGTTAAAAGATACGTGCGGATCCCGGCCGTAAGCGAAACAGGACGAAAAAACGTCATCCATCTTTACTGGGTGAACCGCCCGGGTCAGACGAGAGGCGTTCCTTTCTTTGCGCCGGTCATGAATTATTTCAAAGACCTTGCCGACTACATGGAAGCCGAGCTTGTGGCAGCCCGTGTCGCCGCGTGTTTTGCGGTGTTCGTCAAAAAAGACGACAACTACGCGGCAGCTTTAGGCAACACCGCCGAAACGAATGCAAAAGGGCAAAGGATCCAGGAACTCGAGCCGGGCATGATCGATTATTTGGGACCCGGCGAGGACATCTCTGCTTTTAATCCCAACAGACCCGGCGGCCAGTTCGAGCCGTTCGTGGATCGCATCTTGCGGGCGATTTCAACGGGCTTAAATCTTCCGTATGAGATTGTCGCAAAAGATTTCTCGAAAACGAATTATTCAAGCGCCCGGGCGGCGCTTCTTGAAGCCCGGCGATATTTCATGGTGCGTCAGGCCTGGCTTTCAAGAAAACTCTGTCAGCCCGCCTGGGACATGCTCCAGGAGGAAGCGTTTCTAAAAAATCAGCTTCCCGCAAAAACTTTCTACGAGAAAAAAAGCGACTGGTGCCGTGTCCGGTGGATCGCGCCCGGCTGGCAGTGGGTGGATCCGGTGAAAGAAGCGAAATCTTCCGAGATGGCGATTGATATCGGGATTTCTACTTTGGCCGATGAGGCAGCTTCTCAAGGCAAAGACTGGGAAGAGGTCTTGGAACAGCGCGCCCGCGAGGTGGTGAAGATAAAAGAACTCGAGGATAAATACGGGGTCAAGATTCTAGGCGCTTCATCCGGGAGCCCAGATCCGGAACCTGAAGAAGAGTTGGTCGGCGCGGGTGAGCGAAGAGGCGAGGGGAGTTCTTAAAGAAACATGAAACGCGAGCTTTTGAGGACGGAAATCGCAAGGGGCATCAAACAAGGTTTCGGCGTTGACCGCGAAAAAGGGATCATCCGCGGCTTTGCAGTCATGACGAAGGGCTTTATTAAAGACCAAAGAGGCTGGGAGATTGACGACGCAACCCTTGATCAGGTCGCGCAGGCTGGAAACAGCATGAAAACCGGCCTTAAGTCCCGCTTCGGTCATCCCATGATGTCAAGCGAAGCGCTCGGAACATTCCTTGGAAGGGTCAAGAATTTCGGGAAGGAAGGGGATGCCGTCCGGGCTGATCTTTACTTTGACGAGTCGGCTTATAAAACGCCGGACGGGGATCTTGCCACTTACGTCATGGACTTGGCCGAAAACGACCCGGAGGCTTTCGGGGCATCCGTTGTTCTTCTGGAATATGACCTGGAAGAGCAATTCGAGGCAGACGGTAAAACGCCGAAAAAGGATGCGAATGGAAATCCCCTCCCCGAGAGACTCCGTGTCACCAAGCTTTCGTCAGTTGACGTAGTGGACGAACCTGCGGCGAACGACGGATTTTTCGGGAAGTTTTTTCCGGACAACGTGAAGCTTTCAGCCGGTTTTGCAAGTTTCCTCGATGGTTTTGTCCAGAACCCCGAGGCGGTGGAGAAGGCCACGGCGTTTCTTAAACGGTACGAAGACAACAGACAAAAAGATAAAAATAAAAAGGAGGACGAAGCAATGGATCTTAAAAGTCTCACAATCGAAGTTTTGAAGGCCGAGCGGCCTGACCTCGTCGAGGTCTTGTCGAAAGAAGTAAAAAGCGCAGGTTCCTCGGATGGCGCCGCGTCCGAGAGAAAGCGTGTCCTGGGGATTCTCGCCAAGGCTGATCTTCCCGAGTATCAAAACATGCGCGCCTTAAGTAAGGCGTCCATCGAAAACGGAGACAGTCCGGAAGCAGCCGAGGGGAAGTTCAAGGATCAAAGAATCAAGGATCTTGAAACACAAGCCCCCAAAACCCCGGGCCCCGGCGACGGCGACCAGGCGGGTGACGCCTCAAACCTTTCGGTCGAGGATCAGTGCAAGCGTGACTGGGAAACAAAGCCCGCGATCCAGAAAGAATTTTCGTCGCTCGGCTCTTACACGTCGTATGTGAAAGCCGTGAAGCGCGGCCAGGTTAAGGAACTGAAGAAATAAACCAATAAAATCAAAAGGGAGGAAATAAAAAATGACAACGCTCGCTCAAGATAAACCAAGGGCTTACGGCGTAGGGGATATAAATGAACTGCCCGTTATTGCCAGCCAAGTGATTTTTGAAGGTTGCGCGGTCGGTGACAACGGAGCAGGTCTTGCGCGAAAGCTCGTCGCGGCCGATCCGTTTATCGGTTTCGCAAAGGAGCAGTGCGACAACAGCCTCGGCGCGGCAAGTGCCCGGAACGTGAAGCTCTGGGAGCGCGGGAAGATCGAGATTGACGTGACGGGTGTGGCATCGGCCGCCGATGTCGGCGAGGCCGTGTACGCCTCGGATGACAACGCCTTCACGCTCACCGCCGCCGGAAATTCAGCCATCGGGAAAGTGGCACGCTGGGTCTCAGGCACGCGCTGTGTCGTGTACTTCGAGGGCGTTCAACTCAGGTCACTGTAAATTTTAACTTAAAAAGGAGGACATGAAAATGGGTCTTAAACAACTTTCAAGCCGTGACGTCATCGGCCAGTTTTTCGAGGCGCTTGAAGCCGCGACCGGGGTCACGTGGATCCCAAGAATCAGTATGCTTTTCCCCTCAAACCAGCAGTTTGAGAACTACAAGTGGCTTGGGTTCTCACCGGCTTTGAGGCGCTGGATCGGAGAGAGGCAGGCGAAGGGCATCCGGGTGAACGGGGTGACGATTGAAAACCTGCTTTATGAATCCACGCTTGGGATCGATGTGGATGACATCCGCCGCGATAAGACAGGGCAGATCAGAATCCGCATCAAAGACCAGGTGAATGAGGCTATTTCGCATTGGGTGACGCTTTTGACGGCGCTCATCCAAAACGCGGAAACCACAGCCTGCTATGACGGGCAGTTTTTCTTCGATACGGATCACCAGGAAGGTGACAGCCCTACTCAGAAGAATAAACTCGTCGCGGCCGATTTTGGAGAGCTTAACGTCGTTACTCCCACAAACCCCACGGCGAACGAGCTGGCTGACGTCATCCTAAAGATGATCCAGCATCTTTACAGCTTGAAGAATGACCAGAACCGTCCGATGAACAGTTTTGCCAAGGAGTTTCTCGTGATGGTGCCGGTCGGGATGTGGGGGAATGCTATGCAGGCCGTAACGAAAAACAACCTCAACACCGGCACCGGCGTGCGGGATAACCCGCTTATGGGTTCGGGGCTTCGGATCAGCGTTGAAATGAACTCTGAGCTCACCTGGACGGATAAGCTTGCGGTTTTCCGCACGGACGGAAACGCCAAGCCCTTTATCCGGCAGGCCGAGCTTTTGGACGGGGCATCCCAGGCGAACGATGAATCGCTCGGCATCCAAGTCCAGAGCATCGCGGAAGGCTCCGAGGAAGAGTTCAAGAATAACCAGTGGCTTTTCGGCATCAAGGCCAGCCGAAACGTCGGCTACGGTTACTGGCAGCACAGCGTTCTGGCCACGTTATCTTAATCGGTCGTTAATAAAGGAGCTTTCCAAGCTATGGCAAAGGGCAAGGTATGTCTTATTTTGATCGAAACGAAAAAAATCCGCGGAGAAAACGTGCTTGCGGGAACGATCCTTATGGAGGGGGCTTGCGGAAGAAATCTCATCCCTGAGGATATTACAAAGGCGGTGCAGCTTGGCCAGGTACAGGTGGAGATCCGCGAGGGAAAAGACGAGAAATAAACCGTGACACTCAAGTCTCAACTTCCAGAGGACGCGAAGGCCGCGTTTCTCAACAGCGATGAGTTTGCGGAGCCCGTTACTTATACCCCGAACGGCGGATCTCCAAAGGTAATCAAAGCGCTTGTCGTAAGAGAAAGGCTCCAGGCCGATGGACCTGACCAAGGCCGGGTGTTAAACCGCCAGGCCGAGATCTACATCGCCAGCGATGCCACGCAAGGCGTGACGTCCGTCGACAAAGGAAACGACACAGTATCTTTTCCGGTGTTTGTGGAGGGATCTGCGGTTTCCTGGAAAGTGGTCGAGGTCTTGGGAAAAGACGAAGGCATGTGGCACTTGGCGGTGATGAGATGATTAAAGTCATCCGTGATTCATCGCGTTTAAAAGAGGCGGCCGGGAAGCTTCCAAGGGCTTTAAAGTTCAGCTTCGGGGACGCCCTCGATCACATAAGCCGTAAATTCTTAAAGAAATTCCGCGCCGAACGTCTTTCCGGTCCTTTCGGGACGCGCATTGTCGGACGCCCGCGGGGGATTTTCTCGCAGTTTAAGAGAACGTTTCTTGTGCCCTCAAGCACTCAAACCATGGGTGTTGAAATCCGCTCCGACTCCGAAATCGCAAAGCTCCATGAAGAAGGAGGCACCGTCACAAGCCCTTCCGGCGGAAAACTCGCGGTGCCTTTGCGGGCAAGGCAGGAGCTTTTCACGTCAACCGGCGCTTTGAGAAAACAGTACAAAAACGTCCGCGCCTTAAAGAACATCGTCCCGATCCGCTTCAACAATCAAACCTTTTTGGCAAGGGTGAGAAAAAAATCACGCGATGTGCTTCCTTTGTTTGTTTTGAAAAAACAAGTCAAGATCCCGGCGCGTCTTGGCTTCTACCAAACTTGGGAAGAAATGGAAGCCGAGGCCTTTTCGATTGTCGACAGGGCGGTCATCCGCGCAGCCAAGGAGGCTTGGGCTTAAATGGCTGACACCGTAAGAGAAAAAATATTCGCAAATCTTGTCACGACTTTAAACGGGATCTCGGTCGTCAATGGTTACGACAACAATATCGCCTCGGTCGAGCGTTGGAATATGAACGGGAACAACAAGGCAAGCGTTCCCGCGGTCATCATCAACAGCGGTCCTGAGAAAGATAGCGACGGCAAAGCCTATAACCTGACGCACTGTCTTCTCATGGTGTTCCTCGAGCTTTGGGTAAGGCAAAACGAAACAGAAAGCGCCGCGACTCCGACGGACAAGATTTTAAACAGTCTCTTGGGCGACATCAAAAGGGCTCTTCAAGCGGATGTCACAAGAGCCGGTAACGCAGTCGATACGGAGATCACCGACATCGAGACTTTTGAAACAATCGAAGGCCAGCAGCACGCAGGCTTAATCATCACGGTCGAAATTGAATATCGCCACAAACAACAAGATCCGCAAGTAGCCGGATAGGAGAAAAAATATGAGATCAAGAATCGGAGTAGTTTTAGCGGAAGTTGAAACAACCTATGGCGTGGATCCGTCGCCTTTGGCGACGGCGGACGCGGTGCAGGTCTTTGAGCCGGAGGTGGATCCGCAGACAGACACGCTTGAGCGTTCGGACCTTGCCCACGGACTCTCAAAGCTAAAAGAGCTTGGCGGAAAAAGAAGGATTAATTTTTCTTTCATGACGGAGCTTCGCGGGAGCGGCGCGGCCGGAACGGCACCACGCGGGGTCTCGGCACTTTTCAAGGCCTGCGCCATGAGTGAAGCTATCTCGGCCGGTGTCTCGGTGACCTACGCGCCGGTGTCCTCAAGCTTTCAGTCCTGCACGATTTATCTTTACATGGACGGCAAGCTTTATCAAATCCAGGGTTGTGTCGGGACCTTTGAAATCGTCCTCACCGCAGGCGAGCGCGGGATGGTGAAGTGGACGATGTCCGGGCTATATGAGACGCCGACAGACGCCGCGGTGCCGGGAAGTCCCACCTACGACACGACGGTTCCGGTGGTTTGTAAGAACCTTGTAGCCACCTTTGACGCCTTCGCCGCTGTCATCCGCGAAATCATGCTGAAGATAAATAACAAAATCACCGAGCGTGCGGATCTGACGGGAGTTCACGGCGTAAGAGGTTTTGACGTCGTCGACAGAAATCCTGATGGGGAAATCTCGCTTGAAGCGACAGTCCTTGCCACAAAGAACTGGTACACGAAGTACGAGGCCGACACGGTGCAGGTCTTAAGCGTCGCGGTGGGAACCGTGGCGGGGAATATATGCGCGATCACGGCCAACCAATGCCGGATCCGGCAGGTGCCAGAAAAGGACGAGGACGGGATCCGGGTGCATCCGATTCCGTTTCAGCTTGCGCGTTCAAGCCAGAATGACGAGCTTTCGATTGTGTTCACATGATTTTAAGGAGGGTTTAAACCGATGAATATCCGGGAGCTGGAAGACACGCATGTGGTTCTTATCGACGGGGCGGAGTTTCTTTTAAAGGTCATTGAGCCGAAAACATTCCGGCGTCTTTCGGCAAGGTTATCCCGGTCAAGAATGTTTTTAAACGGAGGAAAGCCCGGACTTTCCGTGGGGGACGTCGAAAAAGTAAAGCTCGAAGATGAAGGAAAGTATCTCGAAGCCGAGGAGATGCTCCAAGAAGCTTTCCGGGATTTTGTAAGACACGGCGTTTCAGGGCATTCGGGGATTAAAAGAAAGACGGGCGAGGAAGTTCTTTTTAAGGCCGATGACGGCGGACTTGTTTCAGATGAAACAATCGCTCTCTACGACCTTCAGCGCTGGATCTTAAGGCTCGGGAACGAGGTTATCAGTTTTAACGCTTTGAGCGAGGACGAAAGAAAAAACTG